CGCCATTGCCAGATGACCCCCAGCCGCAAGACCCGCTCGTCCAGCACGAAACTGTCAGTGTCCAACGTGAATACGGCCCGGGCAGGCCCGGCAGCAGGTTTCACGATATTCTTGGTGATGTAATAGAACTTCACGCTGTGGCCGGCCGGTACGACCGGGTTGATCTGGATCTGATCTCCGATGATGGTCCATGCGCCGATCAACTGGCGAACGTTCTGGACCTGTAGTCCGAGCCACTGATCGACATCAGGGTAATGGGTGAGCTTGGCGAACGGGCTGTAGGAGGGCCACAGGCTCGCCTTTTTGATCATGCGGAGATAGTCCGCCGGCAAGGCAAAACCTGTCGCCACGCCATCTCCGGACAGCGTGGCGAGCGTCTTCAGCTTCGTCCAGTCGTGGGTATCCGAGCCGATGCGGGTCGCGATCTCATTGGCGATGCCACGCAGCTCAATATGCTCGCGTGCCGTCGAGGCAAAAACAGATTCCGGCACGTCGAGGCCGATGACGGCGCATGCCTCCTGGATCACGCTTAGGATCGTCATCGGCAGGTATCCTTACGCAGCCTGCTCAGCCGCAGCGGTCAGTTTTGCGTTGATCTCATCCGCCTGCCGGACCAGCGTGGCGTGGCTCGGGTTGCCTCTGGGCTTGGCTCCGGTTTCGCTCTCGATCCAGTTCTTGATGTCGACGTCATCCCAACTGGCAAAGGGCGAGCCGTCGATCGCGCTCTCGTCCTCTGCGCCGTGGTCATCGCCAACCTGGCGGGAGGGAGTCGGCGCCAATCTGGAGCGGATCGCCTCGTTCATCTCGTCGATCTGGCGCTGCTGCTCCGCGACCATGTCACGCAACGAAAGGTTCTCGGCAGCGAGCTTGGTGGCATCGGCGCTGCCAGAGGCATTATCGAGGTAGGCTTTCGCCTGCTGCTGCATTTCCCGGCCGCCCATGCCGAGCATCTTCAGGTTGTTGCCATCGAGCGCGGCAAGCGCCTCGGCGGTGTGAACGGAAAGCGCCTTCAGTTCCAAGCGCTTGGAGGCCGACAGGAACGGCAACTCACTGAGCGGCGTTCCGCTCATGGTCTGGGCCTCGTTGGCCTTGAACTTGCGGTAGAGGTCGGCAAAGCGCATGGCGTAAGTCGTCGGCTCGCGCGAGCCGTCAGGCTGGTCGACCACCTGCCACACCTCGTGCGCCGGATAGACAGCGACGGTCTGCTTGTTCGCCGCCATGCGGATTTCGCAAACCTCAACCTCGTCGAAGATCGGGCGGCCGGCGGCAGCGCTCTTGGCACTGTTCTTCACCGTGTGGATGTAAAAGCGGGGGACGATCAGGTTGTCATTCGACATGGGATAATTCCGTCTGAGGGAGTGCATGGAAAACCCGCCGCAATCGCTCGCGGCGGGCTGTCAGTCGTGCTCTTGATGGCGTTATGCGGCGACCGCGTCATCCATCCAGGGCCGGGCGATTTCGAACTCGCCTGTACCGGCCTCAGCAATAACCGAGGCGCACTTGGCGTTCTTGACGCGATCCCCGGCCACCACGGTGTCATCCACCGCGCCGGCCGTTGCCGTGGCATAGACGCTGGCATCCTCGGCCATCGCGGCAGACGCGAGGCCGATCGCCTTGCCCTGGATCTGATACCAGCCGTATTCACCGGCGACGGTCGGCGCCATGGCGATAGCGACCGGGCCGATGGCATTCGCTGCCAGCAGTGCGCTCGAATAGTCGTCGGCGTTATAGGTCACCCACGAGCCGAGGGCGGTGTTCGCCGCGCCCTTGAGATAGATGAATTCGCCGGAACCATAGGCCGGGTCGACGGCGCGGATGATATCGCCAAGCTTCCACGGCGTGCTGCGGCCGGCCGCATTCGTCGCGGCGAGGTGCGAGCCAATCGGCGGAAAGCCAAGGCTCGGGGTTTGCGGAACATAGGCCATATCGGGCCTCCTGATTTTTCGGGATTAGAACGGAACGGGAGGCGAGTTGTCCCGCCTCCCTCGCGTTACGCAGCCGGGTTGCTGTCGATCAGCTTCCACTGGAAGAGCGGATTGACCTGCGTCAGTTCACCCATGAAGCCGATGTACTGAACCACGGCGTCCTGGTTGATCGGCATCATCGAGCGCCCGATCTTGTCGAAGTTCCGCTCGGGGTGATACCGGACACGCAGCGAGGCCGTCTCCAGGCCATAGGTGACATTCGACGGCATATTCGAGCCGATGCCGCCTTCCTGGACGATCTCGGCCTGCCGCCCGGCGCCGAAGTATTTCAGCGTCTGGAAGCCAAGCTTGCCGAGGCCGGTTTCGTCGTTGATGCGCTGGATCGCCACCGTGGCGGCGTCATACGCAGCATAGTGTTCCGGCGACATGAGCATGAGGTCGGCGCCACGCTTGCCGCGCGAGCGCTGCGTCATGATCTTGTTGAGCATCGGCCGAACGGTATCCTTGGTCACCTGCGTGCCGATCCCGGTGAAATCACCGTTCGCGTCGAACACCGACGTGCGCCAGATCGGATTATCGACCCGGCTGATGCCACCATAGGTGCCCTGGTCGACAACGGTCGGGACGGCCAGCTTCAGACCGCCGAGTTCCTTGCCCCCGAAGCCGGTACCGTCAGAATGGAGCGAGGCATCCGCCACATCCTCCAACTCGCCCTCGGCGGCGGCGATATGGGCCTTCATCACGTCCATGAGCTGGTTGGTGCCGGAGTTGCCGAGGATTTCCTCATTGCTGAGGGTCACCGCGACGGCCACCATCTTGGGCGTGAATTCGGCGTCGTTGAACAGTTCGACCGGAACAGGGTTCAGGAAGTCGAACCCATTGTACCAGACGGCCGAACCGGTCTTGTTGTAGAGCAGGCGCTCGCGGATTTTCGGGCCGCTGTAGCTCTGCCAGAGGCCTTTCCGCTTCAGGACGGCCAGGAGCGCGTTGGAATTGGAAACGAGGTCCTGATAGCCCTTGGAGCGCTCTTCCAAGGCCAGGGACAGGATCTCCTGGTTCTTTTCGACTGAGGTGAGTTGGGCCATGGTGGCCTCTCCTGAAATTGACTAGCCGAGCTTCGCGAAAGCGCTCTTCAGGGCATCGTCGATTGACTTGGGAGGCGACTTTCTGGCCGGGTCTGAGCCGGTGTCGGGTGCGCCCGAGATCGATTTCGAACCTCGCTGGGTCTGAGCCAGGAGGTCGTTTCCTGCCGCTGGGGGTGCCGCGGGGGAAGGGATTGCCGCGACCGGGACCGGAGAGAGCCGTTCGGCCATCTCGTAAGCCTCCTTCAGATCGGCGGCCATGCTGGTGGAGATCAACTTGGCGATCGTGCCGGCCAACTCGTCGAAGCGCGGCTTGTCGGCGGCGAACGACTGGATGTCGTTCATCACACGATCAGCTTTCTGCTGCTCGAACGTCTGATTGACCGAACCAACCTGCTGTTTCAGCGTAGCCAGTTCCTGCTGCAAACCGATGATGATGCGATCGGCCTGTGACTGGCGCTGATCGACGGGCTGACCCAACACATGCGCGGCGACATCACGCAGCGACAGCCCGACATAGTTACAGACTTCCTCGATGCCCTTGAGCGGGTCGGCCATCAGGGTCTTTTCGAGCGTCGTGTACTGCGTCATGGCCTGCTTGACGGTGGTCTTGTGCAGCTTGGCCAGTTCGTCGAATTCTCGGATTTCCTCGTAGGCTTCCGCCGCAGCGCGGTGCTTCTCGATCCCCGCTTCCATTTCCTTGATGGCGCGGTGGGTTTCGGCTTTCACGGCATCAGGCGCATCAGCCCACGCGGCCTTGGCATCGGCTGAAAACCGGGCCGGCGCGTCATTGGCAGGCTTCACCGCAGGGACCGGATTCGTCGCCTCCTGCTTAACCGCGTCCTCAGATGCGCTTGCCTCGGGCTTGGGCTCGCTACCTGCGAACTTACCCTTCTCGTCACGGCTCGGGCCATCGCTCTTAACCGGCGCGGGCTTGTCCTTGCCCTCCTCAGCACTGGTCTTCTCGACCTTCGCCGCAGCATTCTTCAATGCCTCGTCGATCGAGGGCGTCTTGACCGGCTTGGCCTCCGGCTCCGCCGCAACGGGTTCCGTGCTGATCGGATTCGGCGTCGATACCGTCTCCATCTCGGCGGGCGCGGCGGTGTTCTCGGCCGGCGCGGGCGCGCCACCGTC